TTTCCATGTTGTCACGAATCTTAACCCATAGGCTAGAAGTGGAGTCGATTTCGGTTTCTAGCTCGGTAATGACAGTTGCTACAGCCTCAGTTGAAGCATTACTAATCAGGTCGGACAGTTCACTCAGTACAGCAGTAATAACCGAAGTTACTGCGCTGGCAGTGGTTGCGACCATTGTGATAGTTCCGGTTACAGTATCGCCAGCTTCTACGGTCACGGTAGCAGTATTAGAAGTGTACCCGTCCAGTGTTGCGGTAAAGGTCTGGCTCCCGGCCGCCAAGTCGCTAAAGGTTGCAGTACCATCGGTCCCGGTAGTAGCCGTGGTGGTCACTTCATCAATTGTTACGCTGACAGTCGCCCCGGATAACACCGTTTCGGCACTGTTTTGCACCGTGATGGTGACAGCTCCGGTTGAAGCCGTTTCAGTATCGGCAAACCTCTGTAAATTAAAATTCGTTTTCATGTTAAAAACACATCCTTTTATATTTTTTATTGTCCACCGCAGTAAACGGGCGATGGTCCGTAAACCAAACGGGACGGCCTTAGCCGCCTCCGCTTCGATCACATTAATAATCGCCACCCTTGCGGCCTGTAGTTCAGCCTGCACTGGTGGCGACTCAGCAAGTTTTATGAGGTATGGTAACACCTGTTTTTCAACTTCTGCTATATCCATGGCTAACCTCTGCTTGTCCAGCAATCACTGGAATATTTATCGTAGTAATCATACGGCAAATAAAAATAACCCAGGTCTCCCCAGGTTAGGCCCCAACTGTTCCTTACTATTAGGTGGGCTTTTTCATCGTCATAGCCCACTACTAATACTGCGTGACCGCCTAAATCTTGTTCTTTCGTGGTATCCGGCATCGGCACTATTCCAGTGCTGGTAACTCCGTCAGACTCAAAGGATTCAAATACCTCAATACCGATAACAACTGGCAAGCCCTCTGCCAAGGCCGCTTTTAGTTGGGCCAAATCTGTTATGCGGTGGTATTCTTTTACCTTATACGGTGCGGCATCGGCAACCATTTTGTCAGTCGGTGGATTAGTGAACGTGGATATATCGTAGGGCCAGTCAGTCTCAGGGCACACGCCAATTTGATTCAGTACTTTCATACCGTCCCGAATCATAGCGCCGCTGTCCTCGCTGACGGAATCCTCCATAAGACGTTCCTGGTAGTACAGAAACAGCCGGGAAAGTTGCAGCCACTTGGTCTCTTTGTTAATGAGCAAATACTCTCTGAGGCCGCTGGCAATCGCATTAGCCGTGCAGGAGCCTAACTCGCCTTGATTTACAATTGGACTACATTTCTTTCGCAGGTCAACACTTGCCGGCAGTTGTTCTGTTTTTTTGAAACAGGCTGAACAAAATACATGATCGCGCATATCTGGGGTATCTTTTTTGAGTAGGTATTTACGCATAGAATCACACTCCTTATAAAATTAAAAGCCGTCTACATTGATAGTAGCGGCTTTCTAAACTAGATTAGGTAACATGGCATACAAAGTATCGCCTGGGCAGTCTGTAGCATCACTTGGGTCATTAACAATGCCAGCAACGTCCCTGTGACCGATTATCTGAGCGTTGGGGTACTTGGCTTTAAGATCAGATAAGTTGTCTTTTAAGGCGGCAATTTGAGCATCTGTCGGTGTGTCTACGCCTTGAAAATTTCCTTCAAGCGTTATGCCAATCGACGTTTTGTTAACCCCATAAGCATGAGCGCCAATAGTATCATCCGGGCGGCCTTGAACCGTTGTGCCATCGCCTTTAATAACCCGGTGGTAAGCAATGCCATTATCTCCAATATTGATATGTTCTTGCCATATTGCTTGGGTATCTTGATTTTGTGGTCCATCGGTATGATGCACCACAATGTAATCAGTTGAGTTTCGCTGAGTAAGTTCGTGAGGCCAAGGCCAATCCTTTTGTACGATATTCATTTATAACCTTTCCTTTCTAAAAAGTTTTTTCGTTAAATAAATAATCTGCAAGGCAAGATATACCATGGTAAGAATATAAACCCAATCCGCTAATTGAACGTTTAAAAACGTTAAGGTTGACACTGCAACAGGTGGAATAGATTGTTTTACGAAACCCTCTACCTCATTTCCCATCCCTCACCCTCCCCATAAAAAATAGGCCTCATGGCCTTAACTTTCTAAAACATCAGTTGCATCTGAAAAATCATCAGTTGTTTTGAGATATACATAGCCTTGTTTGATGAAGTTCGCACCTGTAGAAGTTATGTCCGGTGTAAATGTATAGTTTTTTGACGGAGCAAGCGCACTTGAACCTGCATAAAACTGCGTTCGCGAGACATAGTAGTTAACCGTCAAGCGAACAGAGTCTCTACCAGCTTGATTATCAATACGTACATACACATCCGATACGGTCAACCCGCTGTCTAAGGTGATGGTCTTTGTTAAAGCCATTTTATAACCCTCCTTTCTTATACTAAATAAGTAAACTGTAACCATACAAGTACAGTTGCGGCTTGGATGTCCGAGCCTTGTACCAATGCGGTGTTGTAAGAACTGTTAATCGTGGCAAGTTGAATATAATTTGTTCCGGAAACCGCAAACGCTGACCTTAAAACTCCACTCGACCCCCAGCCGGATTGCCTGCCTATTGTAATCGATGTATCAAAACTAAACGTAGACGGTAACCCAGAAATTCTAACATTGCCATCAATCGTACTGTCAATTGTAGCAGTTATTGCAACATGCCCAAAAATAACATTACCAATTTTGGTATACGTGCCTTCCTGCACCGTATAAGTATGGCTCCCGGCTGTGGTAGAGCCTATTATTTTTGGGGTGAAAGTGCCACCCGTGACCACTGTACCGAGTACTTGCCAATCAGTTTTAGCACTTGTGCCATTTGCCAGATACGTATATCCATTAGTATTAATAAGTGATTGCCCTATAAATTTTGGTGCAGAGGTGGGTGCAGCAGTAGCTAATACTGGTTTTATGCCACCAAAAACGGTTTGTGTATATTCCGTTCCGTCAGGCAATGCTGTAATTAAGGACGCATCGTTTACAAAACTAACCTCCGAATACGCTGCAGTTAACCGCCATGGTTTGAAATTGCTAAGAATAACATTTGAATAAGTTTTGTTATAACAAATATAGAAATCAATCACTTTATATTTTGTCGCTTCTTCAGTAACAACCCCAAAAACTGAAATTAAATTACTGGCGTTATTTTCTTCAACATTATTAGCGATTCGAAGAAAAGCCAAATCGTCTGTAATTGTGGATGCAGCTTGTATTTCAACCGATATGTTACCAGCTTGCGCGTAACTACCAGAAGTATTAGTCAAAAGATAATCTACTTTGAAACCGCACTCGCTTGCTCTTATTTTAACGGTTGCAAATTGAATATAACTTGTACTGCTGGTGCTCGAATTTGGCAGAACCACATTATCTGTATTACCAAACCTATTTCCGTTACAATCAACCCGTTCCCACGTTTCACCGGTTACATTTCGGTTGCCAGTATCGATAAAATTTCCCTTGCACATTACCGCATCTCTCATATTTACAATAGGCACATCGAGAGACTTTATATATTGAATCAACGCTCTATAATCTGCAATTTCATCGTCGGTATCTACGTTTTGCGGGTGGGTGCAAAAAACTAACAGTAAATCATTCTCAATTGCGTAATCAACATCGGCTTTACATTTAGCTAGAGTAACATTATCTTCGCCAATTCCACCACGCCGTTCGATATGATAATTATCAAATATACCTGTACGGCCTAGACCGGTAGTATCGTCTGCACCATCTACAAAGCCACCGCCACTAACAAAGCCACAACGAAAATGTTTTCTTATAACCCGATCAGACATTTCGTTGTATTTTCCGTTAGGCGCGAAATAAAAATCATCGTCACAGCCATGTGCCGCTAATAATTTTTTTGATAATACAACATCAACTTCAAATTCTGTCTCTGTCACTGCCGTAGCATCAATGTGCGAATGAGAGTGAGAGGCAACCGTCCAACCCGCTTTTTTCAACGCCACCACTTGGTCCCATGTTAAAAAATATGAGCTTACGCCAATGCTCTTAGTAATTATAGGTATTGTGCAGGGTACATTTTCAGCCTTTGGCCCAAAGATTTTCTCATAAAATACACTCCAAGCAGTTTTTTGACCATCATCACCAACGAAGGCAACCATAGCCCCCTTATAAGTGCCGCCAGGATGATTCGTTAGAGAGCCTTTAAACCATCTTAAATCAGTAATATCATCATCAGTAATCGTCGTTACTCCGGCATCAACCGCAATTTGAGCCAAAGCTAATGCACCATCTGGCAAGTCAGGAGCCGTTGAACTTGCCGCCGTACTAGTTGTTGCTGTTCCTTCTGTAATTACGCCAGTGCCAGTCACCGTCATACTTCCCGGAGTATTGCCGTCTCCTGCTGTATTCTCGGTTATGGTTATAACGCCGTCACTCGCGGTTGCCGTATATGTAGCACTAACAGTTGAGTTAGCGTTTAAAGCGGTTGCGAAATTAGTCATTGAAGTTGCTATATCAGAACCCAAAACAAAGTCCGCAGAATCTTGTGTCGCTGTTGTGACTGTGATGGTTATTCCGTCAAAAACAATTGTGTCACCGCTTGCGAAATTAGTTGTCAGCGTATAAGCGCAACTGCCAGCTACCGCCGCCGTGCCAAGATCACCAGCTAGGTAAGTAATTTCACCCGCCGAACTTACATATATTAGGTCAGTTCGCGGTAATGCGCTATCTGCTGTATCGATTGCCTGCGCTGATACTTCTGCTATTTCATAACGCTCACCACTTGACGGATGAATAATCCCTGCAGAAATAGCTACCGTCATATCTGCCGTTGATTGTGCCGTTACCGCAAGACCATATATTACACCATATCCGGTAGATTCTTGTATGGTAGTCTGCACAGTATCTAGCGGGTAGGCTGTGCCTTGCTGCGCTACCTCTTGAGCAATGGCCGCTGAAGCAGCAGAGTTAGACGCGCTATTTGTCGCTGAGGTTGCAGAAGCCGCCGCTGCCGTTGCGCTTGTTGCCGCGTTCTCTTCACTGGTTTTTGAATTTGCCTCATACGTAGCAAGTAATGTTTCGGCAGCTGCCACTGTATCTGCTGCCGCTGTGGTCGCCGCCTCGGTTGCTACAACAGAGTATGCCGCCGATTCTGTTGCGCTTGCCGCGCTTGCAGTAGCATGGGCTAACGCATTGGCCTCGCTTGTGGCGGCATCTGTGGCACTGGTTGAGGCGGCATCCGAATAGTTTAGCACTTTTTGGGCCACTTTCTTATCTACAGTGGAGATTTGAACGCTTACAACTTCGCTCATAAAATCACCTACCTTTCTATAGGAATTGAGCCTTCCATGTAGCGGTCAGTAGTGCTGGAATTAGCCAACGACAAGGAATAATGTGCGGTTCCCACACTCAGAGATGCGGTCGTGGTGGCATCAATTTCGCACTCAATTGTCCCTGCTGTACCGCCAAGGGTTAGACCATCTGAGCTGGTTAGAGTCAAAATAGCATCGTCAGTGTCGGCGCTCTCGGTTATGGTCAGTGTGGCGGTGTAGTCGGTTAAATCTTTTAATCTTCCATCGACGTACATGTATATAGTCGGGTCCCAGCTACAGCCGCGCTTGATTGCTGGCAGATTGACATGGGCCGTAGTAATCATGCAATTCCTCCTTTCTGGACATAATAAAAGAGAGTAGCGCGAGGCCACTCTCTGGGATATACTGTAAATAAAATTGTATGGGGTGCTGATATGGGCATATTAAAAAATATAGCCTCTAACTGGTTTGTTCTTGCATTTTGGGGAGTAATAATATTGCTTGGTGTTTTTTATTCACACGACTTATTGTTTTATATAGCCTGTATTTTCGGCGCATTAATGTTAGCTGGCTTTATATTATCTATTTTGTGGTGGATAGTCTCATTGAAATATGGGAAAGAATTTTTAGTGTGTTTTGTTTTTTTGTATTTGGCTGTATCAGCAATAATTATCCTGTTTAAACAACCGCACACTCCTTCTTTTATCGAAGATCAGGAACAAGAAGAACAATATGAACGGTCAAGGAGGTATTAACCTCCTTGTTTTTATTTACCCAGCATAACGGTTTTGTAATAAATGTTAGCTTTTTCTAGTTCCTTTAATTGTTCTCCATTCAATGACTGTTTGAATTTAACTTTGTCAGCTTTATTCAGGCCAGAAAGAGGATCAAGCGAATCAAGTGATTTTTTTAACCCTTTTTTATTGCCGCCAAGTTTAGTGTATTGGTCAAGATAAAAAGCCGCGCTCTGTTCGTCTTTAAGCCGCAAAGCCATCTTGTAATTGCGTAACGCGTCTGACTTAGGAGAACTAAAATCACCGTCGCCGCCTTTACCAATATCTTTTAGAAAATCTCGTTTTTTATCTTGAATGTTGTAATATGCTACTTGGCTAGGGTCTGATTTGTAGTAGATAAAATTTTCCCCTGTATTTTCTGTAAAATATGGTTTGCTTGGTCTAGGATTTATTCCCAATGCTTGGGCTGTGTCTGTTTTAGACAATGATTTGAATTCATTTCCAAGTCCCAAACTATCAGCAATGTATTGACCATTATCATGTATGGTCTTAGGGTTAAATACATCAGGGTATAACTTTTTGCCAGATAGCATTTCAAATGGGCTTTTTATAAACGGAGACATCCCCTGGGCAACTTTATTTACAGGGCTTTTACCCCAATCTATAGCAATCTCTTTCATACTTCGGCTGCCGTCGAGATAATCTTTAATATCTTTAACAGGGGTGTCTAATCCAAACCATTCTAAAAAGTCAGGAATCGAACCTAATCGGTTAAAGTATCTTACCTTACCATCTTTATCACGGCCTAAAATAATATGCGGGCTTGCTTGTTCATCCGGAGGCAATTCGTTTTCTTCACTTGGAAACATGAGATTATTATAGGCTTGTAGTGCGCCCCACATTATCCCGGCTTTAACGGTAAATGTTCCTAACGCATACGCATAATACGGGCTACGTATCAATACATTCCCAACAAGTTTCCTAGATATTGCGGCGCCAACTCCTGTCCAACTATCATCTTTTTGATTTTTAAAGAACTGAGCATAACGCTTAAAGTTGGTTTCTACGAATGACCAGAAGGGCCAAATATGTTCACGCAATTCCTTGCCGATAACTGAAATGTTGTCATATGCGCCTAAAACATCATTGGACAATTTAAAAGCCCTGTCCCGTATATCGGGCAGAGCCATTATCTCCTCTGGTTTTGAAGCACCAAAATTTTTCGGCCTACCACCTTTTTCTTGCATCTGCTTTAGATAATCTAAGTAGGTAGCGTATCGGAAAATAGCTTCTCTAAACTGCGTTGCTCGGTTAGCAGTACCCCAATACTTTTCCCATGCCTTTTTAATGAAATTAGGGTCTTTATCTGCAAACTTTTCAAACATGCGAAGACCGTTAATGTCGGTTAACTCCTGTACTGGTGAAGTCGTTTCCATGCCGCCGCGCCTGAACCATTCGCCCATTTCAGGAGACATGGCCCTGTCACCGTAAATAGTCTGGTACAGTTCTTTTGTGGCCTGTGGCACTCGCAAAAATGCGGTTCGGTTCATGGTAAACAGTGCATCAGCATCGCCAGTAACATTTCGTAGGTTATATTTTATAATCCTGGTCGGCGAAATTAGCGTCCAGACCTTCCATAAACCTAATAGTTTTTTACTGTATTTGCTTAAAAAGTTGTCTGCCGGCTGTTCACTGATTTTATTCAACGTCTTGGCTACTTCATCTTTTACGACTAATTCTTTAAACGGAGAACCTTTAGCAAGAACCTGTCTAACCTGATCGGCGGAAACGCCTACTTCTTCAAGTGCGCCACCTAACAATTTAGAAGCCAATGTCTCCGGTATTGAATTAGCCATATAGAACGAGCTGCCTTCGCGCGGCTGCCATAAGGTGTAACCGTCGGGAATATTCTCGCGCCACTTGTCACCAAACGTATCGAATAATTCATTGCGAATACTGTAGTTTTTATCTACTTTCTTAATTGTGCGGGCTAGTTCGGTGTCATGTATCATTTGGGCCACTACTTCAAATTCAGCTTGTAAATAATTAGCGTTTATATCCATTTCTGAACCTTCGCGGCCCTTTAAAAATCCACGATTGGTAGGAGTTTTAAGCCGCTGGCCTGTTCCAGTTACAGCCCTAAGATTGGCATAGTCTAAAACCTGGTGCCGGAAATAATCTTCACGGTTCATACGGTCAGACACATCAAAGCCAATATCTTTCATGGCCTGGATATAGTCTTGTTTTAATGCTTCTTGCATCCTTTTACGATTTGCTACTGCTTCGGCTACCACTGGATTATCCTTTACCGCATTATCAACTAGGGATTTTTCTTTTGTCAGCGTTTTTGGTGTTAGTCCAAAGGGTAAATCTCCTTCGGTTTTGGCTAAGTCGTCAAGGATTACCTTTCGCGTGAATAAATCTAGCCCCGGTTTATCCAGCTTGATTGTGATACCTTGCAAAAGTCGGGTAGTGCGATCACCAGCAACCGCCTTTTGCTTTTGGAGGTAAAGTAAATCATTTTTTAGTTGCGAAAATTCAGCTGAGTTTGGCAAATCTTCAAATACTCGAGTAGATTTTTGCCAGAAGGTTTTAACTGCTTCTTTGACTTTAGATATTATGCTTTCCTTTTTCAAACCTTTAGACGCTTCTTGCCAGCGTTTTTCTATTTCTGGATCACTAAACTTAACACCCTTGGTTGGCTCGGCAATTCCTTTAGTTTCCTTAACCGTCATGCCTATAGGTAAGTTAACGGGTTCAATTTCTTTGTTAACGGTATTGGCTAAGTCCCGTTCTACATCGCCTAATTTACCTTCGCCTAACTTTTGAGTTAATTCCTTATCCATATAGGTTGGCGGTTGCTCCATTGTAAGGGGTTGTCTTCCATTGACTTTACCCTTCCCAGCAGATATATTTGTCTTGGAAGATGTCAGGCTGCGTTCGGGTGTTGTAGGGCGGGCACCGTTCGATTCGGACGTATAGGGAGGGCTGGATTTTTCCGGCACGATCTGCGCAGAAGGCTTCTTCCACATTGTTTTACTGCGAAGTACACCCTTCTTTGGTATTACTGCTTCGACATAATAAACAGAGCCATTAATCCGCTTTTGATAAATTACAGATTGATGGCTTCCACTTGGCGATCCCTTTTTAATTGAGTCATACGAATTAATAATTTCCGGTATTTTTTTGAGGTCATCTGCCGTAAGGGGTAGCTGGCCTCTTTCTGATTCTTTTATTTCATTGCCATGCTCATTTATAGCATGGCGGATTTCATTTGTACTAATTTCGTGAGTAAATCCATCAACATCGACATGAGTTAGCTTTTTGATTGTAGCCGCTTCTTCGGGAGTCACTTCCCTTAATGGCATTGTTTCAAACTTAGAAGGATTATCTAAAGCGTTATCAACAAAACTGCTAACCTTTTCAGTATCAATATTTGTAGTTGGGGCCTCGCCTATCATTTCTGGTTTAGCTTCACTTCGTTCTAAACCCGTTGTATCGTTGTCTGCTGTGGTTTCTGACTGGTTTTCTTCTTCTGATAATACAATTGTGTCAGCCTCATCTTTTTCTGCCGCTACAGGCGATTTTTCAAGGCTGATTTTCTCACCATCTAACGGCCTGCCGTAACCTGCAATCTTGCTCTGCCAGTAGTCAGTGTTAAGGTCAGTATACCCTACGCCATGCGAACCAGCATGAAGCATTTTGCCATCACCAGCGTAAATACCAACGTGAGTGATCTCCTTGTATCCGGTATTGTCAGAATAAGTATTTTTGAAGAATACCAAGTCGCCCGGTTGTAATTGGCTTGGATCGTCAAAGGTTTTGCCTTGTTCTTCTAGCCCTTTAAATTGTAGATCAGCGCGGCGAGTATTTAACTCAATGCCGTTCTGCGCAAATACGTCCAGCGTAAACTTGCCGCAATCGGTTGTATCAGTACCATCGCCGCCCAATTGATACGGTTTGCCCAATTGTTGTTCGGCAGTAGTTATAATGTTATCGCCACCTGCTGATGTTTCGGAGGTTGCTGCCGCTTCATTATTACTTGGTCGCCGCCATTCACCAAATCCATCAATCACATTTTGAACTTCTGGCGGTGGAGTACGATCAATTTCGCCAGGCGGCACAATAGTAGGGCGGTCTGCTTCTGTTACTACTCCTTCTTTACCTGTTTCCGTTGGTTTCCCTTTAAGCCCCTTCAATCCACCGTATGCACCAAATATAGGTACAGCAACATTAACGCCGCCCATAACCACATTTGCGATTGTAGCGGCAGGGTGTTCAGCTAACTTCTGCTGAAAATCTGGAGCGTTAACGGTTTGCAATAAAGGATCAAGCCATATGCTTTTTATGCCTAATCCCAAAGATGTTGCTGGCCCATAGCCTTGCTGTGTCGCTTCTTGCGCCCCTTTGTAAAGTCCCTCGCCAGCTTGTAAACCGAAGGCCGCTTCTGCCGCTAGTGAACCTCCAGCAGTAAACGGAGCTGCCGCCACGCCTGCCGCCATTACGCCTGGGTATAAGGTTTCATTTCTAAAATTTGAATTTGCTTTGTCTAATAAGGTCTGTGCCGTGTCAACATCTTCCTGGGAATAACCAGGTTTAGGGACATATTTACCAGTAGCCGAATCGTACATAGCAACAGCATCAAAACGGTTATTCTCTCTAGCCACTTCCTGGTAGCCCTGTATTGCACCAGTGCCGTAATTGGCAATACTATTACCAACATCGCTGACAACGGCTGCGCCGCCTTCATTTTCTGCGTTAGTGGCGGCGTTGTATTCTTGCCCTACGTTTTTAATGCCATCTTTTATTGCGGCTAAAACAGGGTGATTTCTCTTAAATCTAAAATCCTTAAAGCCGTCGACAAAATCGCCAAAACCGTCAACAATATCGTTGTTTTTTGTTTTCGGGGTAATTTCATTTTCAATAGCATTACCAACAGATTCAGCAGCATTACTTACGGCAGTATACTCCTGTTCATTGCTGGCATGAATTGCTTCATTTGCTTTTGTTTCTTGTTCAGAAAGATAATTATAACCATCAACTAATTTATTTTTTGCATATTCGGCATTATTAGTTATAAAATCCCACGTATCAGTTAAAAGGCTCATAATCAACCGCCCGCCTCTTGTATTTTCTTAGTCATATAGGCTTCGATTTCTTCGGTTGTGGCATCTGGATACTTAGCTTTTATAGCATTTGCTACAGTATAATACCAAGTCGCGTTCGGATCGTCTTGTGGTGCTGATAGGCGAGGCTGTTCTGGTTGACTATTACCTCCAATAATCGAAAGGTAATGGTTTACTCTTGATTTTAATAAGCTATAAGCATTCCATTTTGTATCGGTAAAACTTTCTGGATCGGCATTATATTCGCTTTCCAGTTGCTGTATTTTTAATGTATCGTTTGTTAATTGTGATTTACCATATTTAATTGCCCACGACTCATCAGATGTAGCTGTTCCTTTTGCATTCTTGGTAATAATTTTAACTTTGCCATCTATAAAGCGTTGACAGGTTAATCTATCAGAAGGTTGTAAATCAGCCTTGTCTAAAATACTTTGCATAGTAGCAGGGTCATTTGTATATTTTAACATTTCGCCCAAGGTACTTTGGTAAGTAGCTTTATTATTTGCCGTTTGAGTTTCCCTTGCAAAAGCTAAATTAGAACGGTAGGTTTTAAAATATGTATCAAATTCTTCTTTGTTGCCGTATTTATCTTTTAAGTATTTAAGTCCTTTATCACCGTCTGTTCCGAACATTGAAATAAGACTATCAGATATTTTCTGGGCAGTTTGTTTTGTAATAGCAGGTTTAAGTTTTGCCTCAATGTCGGCATAAGTGCCAGCATCTACTTTGTCATTAAACCATTTTAATTCTGAATTTGCCGCATCTATATTACCGTCAGTTATTAATCCTAAAATGCTACTTTTGATTGCACTATTCCAACGGGTTGAAACATTATTATCTATTTCCTGTTGAGTTAATCCATTTTTTTGGCCAAAGCTTTGTTCATTAGCTTTAATATCTAACATATTTTGGTCAGCTAATTTCAAAATAGCATTATTAGAATCTAACTGCCCTTGCTGTGATGCTAATGCCATATTGCTTTGAAACGAACGTCCCAACGTATCACTGGTGGCCGTGTAGTTATCTTTAAACGCTACGTCTTGCTGCTGGTGCTGATGTTCCATTGCTGCTTGTTGGTATTTTGCTGATGGTTCTGCCCACGATCTGGTGAATATAGCCTGTTGGCGTGGATTTAGCGATTTTAGCGCATCATTTTTAATTTGGTCTAAAGCCGTGGTGCTCTGTTGGGTCATGCTCGGTATTGCGGCTTGGTCTGGAGTCGCTTCTTTGCCAAGCGCGTTAGCACCTTTTAAATAAAAAAGCCCATTATCGCCATAAAACGAATCATGGACTTTATTCATTGCATCATTATAGGCCGTGGTAACAGCCAAGGTGTCTTGATTATCTTGGTAAGCTTTCATGCCTTGCCCTAGTGTTTCCATGCCCTTAAAGGCACTTGCACCAAAGGCATCAGGGCCAACATTTACACTTGCCCTAACCGAAGGGGCTTGGTTAATTTGTACGGAAGTTTGATATGTTGGTATTTGGGGCACTAAAACCACCTCTTAACCTTGGTGTTTTTACCAAGCCAATCAATATTAGGGCTTACGCCACTGGCGCCAGTTGCAACCTTGCTTTTTGCCGTGTCGCTAACAGTACCTTGACCTGCTAAATATTGGCCTGTTGCGCCTAATACGCCGCCCAGCATTGAAGACGTGGCTGCGGAATTATAAACAGAGGCTTGATTGCGGTAATTGGTTGCCTCGGCCCTGTAGCCCCATTCTTCCGTTTGGGCGTTAGTATCTGTACGGTTAATATCTTCCTGGGCGTTTACTGCCGTGTCAGTGATTGCGGCAAGTCCGCTACCGGAACTGGTGTCAGAACCATTTGCCGCGAGTGCCGCCCGTTGTGCGCCCTGTACCTGAGACTCTTTCGCCCTAATATCATGTTGCTGTTGCTGTTTTACTTCCTCAACCTGATTAGCCTGGGCATTCGCCAATACAGCATTATTGTTTGCTATTTGCGCCTGGGCTTTATATGATTGCTGACCAGCATAACCCTGAGCAGCAGAACCAACGGCGGCTATTGCAGTAGGATCACACATATAATCACCTCCGAAACTGGAATATATGAAACGGCTCATTGTTAATAAAAATTTGATTCTTAATATCAAACCCTAACCATTTAAGCCATTTGATTGATACTTTATTCTCAGCATGAACAAAATTCATCAGTACCTTATGACGGGCTAACCACTTTTTGATATAATGTTGAGAATGTTTAACAAATCGGAAGCCGATCTTATTAATACCATCAGTTGAGAGCATCCAGGGTATACCAAATTTGTAATCATCACAGCCAAATAAAATAGTCGGTACATTGTCTACTAAAACGCATATGCACTCCGCTGTTTTTAAGCATCTATTAACTGTATCTATTGGTTTTGACCTTGTAGAGGCCCATATTTCATGTTTATCGGCATCGCGCATATGTGCGGCTATATATTCAGCATCGTCTTTTGTGGCATTACGAATATTAATTTCCACCTGTCGTCACCTTCGGGGCCACACCAACTATGTGCATGGGCATTATCCCCGACCCTTTCATTATGATCTGACCGTCAAAATTAAAGTTGGTGGTCAGTACAATGTCGTTTAAATCGCCAGTATATAGGCCCGTGGTGTCGTAAGGCAGTGAAACAAACGGTCCTTTTTCTAACGTAGCAGCTTCGCCGCCTTGACTGTTAACAACCGACACAACCAACCCATTAGTCAACTTTTTGCGGTCTGTGCCTACATCAACCGAAAGCGTTTTTAGCAACCATTCAAATTCCTTGCCGATTGTGACCGTAGTTGCCGCCGTATTCAGCGTAATTTTGCCATTTGATACTGTTCTCTTGGATACTTCCACGCCATCAGCTAATATAGCAACCTTTTCACCTTCCAGCCAATCTAGACCGCTAATCGTGGTTGTTGCAGGGTCATAGGTCCAGGTTATACCGCAATCTACACCGAAATAGGCTGATTTGCTGGAAACATCACGTTCTACCAGCATTTCAATATAGCGAACGGTAGAACCATTGATTGTACGCTTAACTTCGAAATAAACATCGTCCTGCGTATCACCAGGGATAACCGACACGCGTTCATAGCAACCGTCTGTTTTATGGTGCGCCCAGGCCCAAACATCGTGCTCCTTATGGAAGGTAAAGGATAATAGCACACCATCAGAACGCACCGCCCAAAGTATGCCATTTGGGTACTGCTGGAAGGCCCAGTTTATTACTTCATAACCTTCAAATAGGTGATTGGCTAAGATTGATAGGTCATTGCCTGTATATCCGTCAATGTCGTATGAGTAGCCTAACGAGCGCACCTTGGCGGCATTGCGCTGCAAAAATAAAATAACTTCGCCGGAGACAACGGGCTTAACCTCGCTGTCACTGCCGAAGTATGTTTGACATGTTTGAATTTTATCTTCATATGTAAACGCCCCGGAACTTCCGGGGCTTATGGACCATTCACTATCAGTAGTCAGGGCCACTAATGCCCTTGTTGGAACTAACCAGTTTATTGAATTGACACGCCTTGCAAGTAACCTATCGGTAATTTCATCATCGTCTTCCTGGGTTATTTCCACTAGGAAATTTTCGTAATCGTCGATAACACTGGCCCACCACGTATTAGGCGCATAATCATTGCCGCCAAATACTAACCGGTTCTGGAAGAATGTTACGCAGTAAGGCCAACCGCGGTAATCAGACCATGCACCCTCGGCCCACGATTTATACGCTGAACCGCCCTTATTGAAATTAGTCTGCATTGTCCCTGTAACTACAGTGCTGGACGTATATCCAGTGACCTTAAAACAGGCCCACATTTGCTTGCCTGTGACCTCAAATGTATATGTGCCATAGTCGGCGCTGGTAGAGGCGTGTGTAACTCGAATTAGACACTCATCATCCTCTGATCCCGTTACCTGCGTTACCGAGGTATCGCCGGATTGATAGGTAACCGTATTGAGTTTAAACCACGTGTCCCCTTCATCAACCGACTTCTCGATGTAAACAGGAACAGAATCCAGCTGTGCGGACGAATCCGGTTTGATTGTACATGTCCAATCACCAATTACCCGGTAGGAATCACTTGTAAATTCAGTGCTTACAGGTAATGTCCCGGAATAATTCTCGGCATATGCTCTATATCTGATACCCCATATTGAGCCAACATGCGTAGATTCAAAAATAGCAGAGGATGCTGTCGCTGTGACCGCTCCATCTTCATATAGCCAATCGTCACCATCTGTATTACTCAATGTAATAGTAGTATCGGTGTCGTTCTCTTTCATCAGCGGCCCATTCGTAAAACTGCATTTGCTTATTGTCCAGGCCGTATGATCTGTTCTGGTGAGTTTCCGCGGCATGTAACTACTATGGACCATGTATAAAGTGTCGGCAGATTGCTCGAATTTAACTAGGGCTAAATCATCTATCGAATATGGCGAAGCAATTTCATAAATGTCATTCTGTACCCAATACGTTGCCCAATTCGTACCTGTTCCGGGTTCATCATCGCTGGTGGACGTATGCGCCGTTATACAACGATATACCAGGCTGTCAATAATTACATAGTCATAGGCCGCATAAGCCGTACCGCTGGCCCATGCGTCCGTAGTGGTCGAATCCATTATGATCTGACCACCATCTTTGATAAAGCGTATATAATAGTCGCCAAACTCCAGCAAATAAGCCTGGGTTATGGAAAAAACAAAATCGACCAGGTAAGCACCAGTGGTCGAATCTTTTATTGCACATATATATCTTGTACCGCACCTAGCCTGCACACCGCCCTGAGGTAGCACAATCATGTTCTTGATGGTGTCAGCCCCGACAGCATACTTTTGCAGGTCTACCCTGCGCCTTAACTCCGGCGCCAACTCGCCGCCAGCGAAAGAGGTTTGATATTTTGTAACCATACTACCTCCTGGCCCTGATGTAGTGGTTATCAGAGCGCAACGGCTGTTTCTTTTCTGCGCCTGACAAGTATTTAGCACGTTCGACTATGCCTTGTTGAATTTGCATGGCATTTTGCGCTATCTGTGGCGTTTTTGCTAGTCCAATAGCAATCATGCCGCCTAATTTCCAGGCTAGCGCCTCAGTAAAATAAGCTGGCATCAAGTCAGTATTTTCAACATTGACAATGTATTCAGCCATTGCATTTTTTAGATTACAGACAATTCTTTGTACGCTGTCGGTATCAGTGTCGGTATAGATAATCTTGAAAGGTTCTTTATGGTGATCGCCAAGGCCAACGCTCAAAATGCGTATGGCATCGTCGGGATATTCATAGACATATTGATATTCTTGATTTGCTTCATCAGTAACCACCGTCAAGGCGGTATAAGATTGCTTGGCAAAATTCCAATCAGTTTCATTAAGTAGTGATTTTCTCGCTATATCATAGAATCTACCGCATATAGTAGCCTCGGTAGATTGATCTGCAAAACTAGAAATAGGACGGGTAGAGCCAATAAAAGTTAAGGCCATATTACATATATCGTATTTGGTCATATAAACCCCTCCAAAAAAGGAATAGGGCGAGTTTCCCCGCCCCCAACTTACAATTCAGGTGAATCGTTTATATAGGCAACAATACTGCCAGTGGTCATGGTCGCCGATGCAGTGAAGTACAGTCTGTAATACTGTTCTAAATCTTGTATTGGGAATGGCACTACAACATGATAACCAGCGGTTAGGCTAGAATGGTCAACCGCGCTTACTGGGGTAAGCATTGTAGCGGCACTAGAAAAACTAGTATTATCATCTGATTGCAGGGCTACTGTCAGGGTCGCGCCAGATGTAGCCGACTCAAACGCATCTAGCACCCGAATGTGCAAATAGGCAGGCTCAAAAAAATTACCGTCAGAGCCAAAGTCTAAATAATTGGTAGACGCGGCTGTTACGGTAATTGTCTGTTCATCTGAGCCATCCGTTTGCCGGGTGAAACTTAACGCAACATCATACATATAATTTTTTCCTCCTTACGATACCAAATCTTCGTCTGCATCTAGGACTTCGCATAAGCGAATAGGTACGCCCAAAAATGCCGGGGATACCCTTTTGTTCGCCATTTCTTCCATTGTGAGGAATGCGTTAGTCTTGTTGATCGCTTTTTTAACAAAGGCGGTTTTTACTTTTCTGCCGGTATAGAATCGAGCGCGTGGTGAAAGGTCAGGAATGGTTTCTATTGCTTCTATCATTAAATTGAGCAAATCTGCGCTAGTATCAGAGGTTTGTCCAGCGGCTGACAATGCAGAGGCATCAATATTTGCAATACGAATTACTTTCTTGTAATTGCGTACTGCAATTCCGGCACGCCATTCCCACAAATCCCGATACGCAGGCCAATAAGAACCATCATCCAATTTGATTAATTCTTCGCCGTAGTCTTTATGTTGCAAGCCAACCTCTGTATTTTTAGGATAAAAGGCGCAGCAGGAATCTTCGCCCCAATCGATCAGCCAAATAGACCGATTGTCGGTGCCAGTTCCGTCAGCAGTAAGGACATAATCGCCAAAATCTTCTTTGCTAGTGGAACTATAGAAAGTTTCAAGGCCATTAAATGCCTGGGCATCGTCTGCTTTTGAACCTTTAAACAGCTGATATGCTAATTTCTTACCCATTGCGCCGATATAAGGCCTGTTAACATTAGCCCTAAATCCGGCTTTATCCTCGGCAGCATTGACTAATTCTTTATCAACCAAACCCAGTGCTGTGAACAAAGCCGCCTCGACCTTAAGTTGTTTAAATGTGCCTTTAGTTCCAGTAGCACCTTCATTCACGCCGCGAATCGTTACGGTTGGGTCAGTAGCCTGTTGGGTTGTTTGCAACCCATATTCTTTATTACCTGGCACGACAAACATATCGTCAATAATGTCGTTACGTTCTGCTAAAATATCGATAACTTTAGCGGCCATACCGTTTGCATCTTTTTGGGACGCATAGTCTTTCCATGTTATCTTTGAATCTGCCATGTTCTAGTCCCTCCTATTTCATATTTGGATACAATATTTGGCCTAGCGTTTTAGGCCCTGATGGTGCGCCCTGCCCTAGCCTAAACTGAGGGTCAGCCGCATCTTTGCTCATCTTCACGATGGCATTAAAAAACGGCCCGACTGCATCAGGAGCAAATCCGCTCAGTGCTGTCATAGCCGCTTGGAAATATTCCGGCGTTTTATCATCGCCGTACTTGGTCATTAGTGAATTGATTTGGCCCATGTTTTTTTCGAAGTTGCGCCCCATTTCACCCTTAACGCCGTCAATAAACTCTGCGTAGGTATTTTCGCAGTTCTGGGTAATATTAGCCGCAATACGCTGTGGCAGGTCTTTTACACTGTCGCAGTACAAACCTACTAGCTTATTTGCTTGGTCTGGGTTAAGGCCCAATTCAGAGGCAAGTGGTTTAAACGCATCAAGTGATTCCTGGTTGATAGTAAAACCTTCTGGAATAGTTGGCTTATAGTCTGAGAGGTTAGGCGGTTCTACAGGTTCTGTTGGCTCTTTTTGTGCTGGGTCTGCCGGTGGATCAGTCGGGGCAGGTGGCTCTACCGGATTAACTGGGTCTTGGTTAATCGGCTCAACTGGTTCAACTGGTTCTACCGGGGCTGGGTCTTCTGCAAATAATTGCAGGTCAATTGTGGCTAGGCTGTTACGCTGTGCCATATCGTTCATAAATAATCACTCCTTCTTTGCTTCTCGCATCATCAACTCAAATTCTTCCGGGCTGATGGCGTACATGGTGTTATAAATATCAATAGCTGCGGCTTGTTGCGCGGCTATGCGATATGCTTCGGCACTATTAAATAGATTTTTTTCATTCCATTTGAGTAATCCCAGTATCCACATGACGAATTTGCGCCCATGGACGGTACTCATTTGGCTTTTCAGCATGGCCTCAAATAATTCCCGTTTGAGTTTGCGCTCATCGTCCTTGGCTTTTTCAGATGGATTATTATAGTGAACAACCCTGTTTGGCTGTATCATCTACTGCACCCCCAAGAATCTTGTTAACGCAGTGTCCTGGTCCATCGGCATCTTACTGGCGGCTGAACCTACGTTGGCGGCGGTCTGCGCCATTTCTGCGGCTTGTTGCATCTGCTGTTGTTTTGCCCTATTCTGTCTGATCTGCACTACTGCTTCATCACTCCTAATAATAGAACCAGGTGCGCCGGTCATATCCGCGACTTCATCAATTACTTGGTCAGAATCAAGTTTATCCATGACGGTTGGGTCAAGTCCAGCCAACTTCTCGCCATACGCTATCACCTGGTCAATGCGGCCTAAGTCTACTATCTTCTGCGCCTGGGCCATTATCGAGATATAGTCGGTCTTGATGTTTTGTCCTTGCAAATACTGCAAATCTGATTCGCTCACATAATTACGAATGTCCGGATAAACACCAGCCTCCATGCCGTAGTCAAAGAGGATTTCTGTAGCCGGATTGAGGAATTCATCGTGCATGTTTTCCAGTGCTGGTCCTAAAGCCATCATGCGTTCACCAGATATAGCCCTGACTTCCTCGGCTGTCATCTGCTTATCTTCGCGCATCGATACTGACATAAACAAGTCTATATAAAAATCCTCACTGATCTGCTGTTTCTTGTCCTGTATTGCCTGCCACATGACCGCTAATTGTGGGTTAATCTCAACCAACCGTTTTATAGTTGCATCTGGGCCTGTTGGATTGATCTTGTTATAGTCTCCGGGGATGGTACTAACCTCACTCAAATCAGCCGTTCCCTGTGTTGCTGGATTCAATTCCTTATTGATTGCATCCATGTAGTCATACATCATCGACTGCAATTGTTTGCAGTTACCAAGACTATTACGACCTGGACACATCTTGCCGTAAGTCTCGTTGTTGTTGACATACCAACGCGGCGATACAAATGGTTTGCGGTTATATCCCTTGATTTCTATTATCTGTTTATCACTCTTACCACGAAGATAATAGAGACTAACATAAGGTTTTTTGAATGGCGCTATGTGCATATCATCAGGCGCAATCACATGTACAACAGTATTACTTCTATTGCCCACAGGGTCATCTTCGGTAATACTGTCTGTGATCGTGCCCGGTAGATTATCCTCGCCAAACAGTTCTACTAACTGTGCCGCTGTATATTCAATCTCGCGATATAGTGAGTCAACTATGCCTTTCCCATCAATATCCAACCAATACTCGCCGACATTCAATGTTGTACAATGAACGATATTTTCATAGTCCTTATCAATAATCATTACCGCTGTGCCGATATTTGGCAGGTGCAGGTACATTGTGTGTGCCCGCGGGTAAAAGTTAGATTCATGCAGTATTGCATAGTCAGTCTTGGTCACATCATCAAGCCACGCTCTAACGCCTGGAATCTCGTTAATTCGCGCATTACTCATTTTACGCTGAAGCCAGGGCCTAGAGGGTGACGATATAGAAGCAAACATACCAGCCGAACACTTCTGGCTATAAGAGGCAGGCGCATTGTCGTAGATGTATTCGTCAGTTCGTTCGCCCTTGTCCTTACGTTCAGTTATCAGATAGCCCTTCAAATCTGGAGCAATATGGTTCATGATGTCTTCCCAGTCGTGCTCATACGTCTGACGGACTTCCTTGGCGTGTCGGAGTTTTGCCTCATAATATTTGATGATCTTATCCTTATCCATCACGGTCACGTCCCTAACTGGGTTTTGGCTGTTGGCGCAGCCGTTGACAGTCCGCCTGCCGATGTTGCTATAGTAGTCTGGAAACCACGGCGTTTCTTCTCTTGTTCTAGCTGGCTGGCAACCGGATCTTCATTGCTAACTGTCTTGGTGGTTACTGGTGTGATGGTCTTAATGTCCGGAGTACACATGTTATCGCCTCCTATACGGGTCATGTCTTGATTTGGCCTTTACGATTGTGGGCTTATGGTCCACATTAAAAATAGACGCCGCGACATAGCCGATAGCGTCCATCATATGGGAATATTCGTTTTTGTCCGGTTCTTCTAGCAGCACACCAGCGACTTCCTTACGATGGTAGCCGCCAGTAAACGCACCTATAATCCAAGTACAGCGCGGATCAATCAGTATCATCGGCTGACCGTCCGGAGTTAAACTGGTTAGTTTCTTCCTGACAGCCTCCCAACGGGCCATAGCCGCCACTGGTCCTGGTAGTACCGTAATGCTATATTCACTGCGTAACAACTCATTTGCTGTCTTTTCATCGTTTTGGCTACGCTGGTTGCCTGCCGGATCGCCGTAATCGTTGAACTGATACCCAGGGAAGTATGTACCTGACTCAGCCCTAACCACCTGACCGTGTGCAAGTATACCGCAATCCGTTGACTGCAACTCAGGGTATAGTATCAATAGCTGGCCCTTGGCTGTGGTCTGGCAGAAACAGGTCGCAGGAGTTAACCCATAGTCCCAACCTCTTACCACTGGTCTGCCTTGTACTGGCTGTAGTGGTTCTTTGGCTACATGGAAATCCATGCGAAACTCAGGATACCATGGTTTGCCAGGATACACATGGAAGTTTATTTCATATTCCCTTTCCCACTGCGCCTGGGTCAACCCCTTGCGCTGCTCTGCTGCCCACTCGGGTGTGGATTTGTCAGGGTCGGCAGTGTAATGCAACCGCAAAATGTGGACACCCTGCGGCGTTTTATATTCAGTGATTCCTTGCATTTCCTAGCCTCCTGGCACTACAACGTCCGATAACAATCGTTATGACAACCAAAAATCTGTTTATACAGCGTATGCAATGGTTTTGACCTGCATTTTTGATAGTTTTATGCAAAATATGCAGTATAAATATACAAAAACACTGTTTTAGCAGTGCCAACCGCGAACGCATAAACCTATCATATTTCACCCTCTACAATTCGTTGAAAAAATCCTGGTCCTGCGCTAGAAATCAGCGTAACTTTACCGCCGCCCTGTATGATTGGCTTCAATGCTCCCCAAGTTTCTTCCGCTGATTCCCAGAACGCAAATTCATCTAGCATAGCATAAGAGGCGGTGTACTGTCGCAACTGGTCAGCACCTTGGCCTATTGCCTTGACATACGAACCGTTGTTGAACGCTAATTCATATTGTTTGCGCTTGCACTCAGGCCAAGGATAACCTTCCGGCAGGTGGTCATATATAAACTTCATGCGCTTATCGCTAATCAGAAAGTCGCTATCATCAGCTTTCTTTGATTGCACAAATACTGCGCTGTTGGGTCTAAATACAGCCGCCCATAAATGAAGTCCAAGCATAATCCAGGTCAGCATCATGCGGCGCGTCTTAGGGATTGCCAGTATGTTCTCGCGCTCCCACACTTCGCAAGTGTACCGTAAATAGTCCTTGTCAGGGTATCGCTTCACCAGGCCGTTGTCAGCTTCGTCGACTGTCAGGCAACAGTCTAATATCCATCGCCAAGGGCTATTAGACCATACTTTCATTTCTTGGCGGCGCAATAACTCCTGTTTAACCTTAACCTTCTTTTCAAGCGCGGCCCTATTCATCTAATATCGCTTGCAATTCTTCATCGGTCATTTTGCTAAAGTCATCGTCTTTAGAAGTATCATCAGCACCAGAATATTTTAGCCGTGTATCAATTACCTTGTTTAGCCGATCAAACACCATCAGTCGTTCACTGATTCGCAAATTATCATCATTAAACCAGTTATGCAATTTATCACGGGTATTTTGCAATATGTCCAGGTCAGTAGTGACCGTCTGCTTGATGTGCTCGTTGATAGTCTCTTTAGTCTGCGCTGACCGCTCTTTGCGGTGTTCGTTAATGATTTTGCCGATGCTAACATTGCTAACTTTAATTCCCTGATTGCTAAGATAAGTCTCTATTTGCCGATTAGACATTGTTGCCGATAAAGCTAGTATTTGCGCGGATACTTCGGGTGTTATTCTAGCCAAGTTAGCACCCCCTTTTTTGCTAAGTTTTGATAATTAAAATTGGCTAACAGATTTCAGCGTACTCTGCAACGCTGACTTTCTTTCTTTCAGTATCTTCAGCTTGAAGTCGCATTCAGTTGCCCTCATCTTCGCCTTAATAAGCTCCGGCCCTAACTGCTCAATCTCTCGCTCAATCTCTAATAGTGCGCGTTGCAATGCAGCAGGGTCGCGCTCTTGCCGCTCTTGGTCAGTTAGCATAGCGTAAACTCTTCAACTTTCACTTCTCATCACTCCCCATAAAAAATACAATAAAAACGCCTCCATGATTTTCAGGGTAATATCTGGGCAAATATTAAATACGTATAGCGCTGTTGCTATAGCCCACCCAACAATAACAATGATTTTCATTGCCTGCGCCTCACTATCTCCCGCAGCTCATCCCGGCTAATATTGCCGTCATGCACTATTCTATGGCATTGCCAGCACAGCAATATAAGGTTGCCCGGCACATCATCGCCTCTTGCCCCACGGCTCTTTATGTGATGCGCTTGCAAATTAAAATGGCTACCGCAATATTCGCAGTAGCCTATCTGATGTATGCGCTGTATTAACTTTTTATCAACAATCCGTTTCATTTCAGCACACCATTACGCCTGCCCTGCCTAACTGGTTCATGGTTGAGTGCCGTACTACCTCGCGGCTCATACTTGGTACACTGTCCCTTGACCAGCTTCACCCTTTTAGCTGTGCAATTGTCTATGCCGTGATGCTCACAGTCGCGGCGGTCACATTCTACTGTCGGCATATTATCACCTCAAATAAAAAAGCACTCGCCAATTAGCAAGTGCCGTACTTTACAACGGGGCCGAAGCCCCAAAAGGAAGGTAGTAATGAACAAACTTCTTAATATCATAGTAACACGGAAAAAACGCTATTGAGTATGATACTCATTAAAAACAGCCTCGTTTATACGCTAATATCCTGGTCAGCCCTACTATTTCTTTCCACCAGGATGTCAATGTCTGGTCGCTTATCCACCATCGGTCTATCATGCTGCTGTTATTTAATTCAGCCATTCTTTCTGCATAATGCCGTTGTACATATACTCGCCAAACCTCATGCCCATTTACTGTCATGTTCTTTTGCCTAGCTTCTCGGCGAACGTCAAGGAATGTCCTCTTTTTCGGGCCAAGCATACTTTCTACCAACTCAATAGTAAGCAGCCACTTTTCAGCCTGGTCAAGTTCCTCCAAACGGACAACCTTCTGCACAACCACATTGCCAGCGCCTGTCCTTACGTAGACCTCAGGCATAGAGCGCTCATCCTGGATATAGTTAAGGTCGCTAAAATACTGTTTCTTGCGGTCTTCGTAGAATAGTAGCCATTCGGCAGCCGTTTCAAAGTCTTGTCCAATTTCTCTCAAAATATCTTCTCTCCCCACGCTAACCCCTCCCCACAAATCAATTAAATCTCAAACGTAGTTGAACCGTACAATACTAATTCTCTATACACTCTAGTACTTTCGTTGAGTATTTTCCGATTGCACTTTTCAAACCACTTATACATATCTTTAGTGATTATTGTGCTATGTTTTGGCCTTATAACCCACAAATAATTAATTTGCTTTTTGTACTCTCTTGATATTAGCCGCTTTCTATTGT